TGAAAAACAGGCTTGCCAAGATCCCGGCCAGGCCACGTCACGACGTACTCGCCGTGCCCTAGAACGACACGGGGCGAGACAAAAACTCGATTTCCGCTGTCCCGCCAGTTTCGCCAAAACCAGATATCGTCATCGATGCGGCCTTCGTTCCACGAGTCGCTCGGGTCTGGCTTGCTCCAGAACCACGGCTTCTTGCACCGCTTGAGGGCGGCCGTCGAGATCACCGTGCAACCGAAGTGGGCTGTATCCACTTCCTGCACCGGCTCGGCAAACCACGACGCCGGCAGTTGCGTGTGCCCGGCCTCTGGCGGATCGTCCAGCGTGCCCTTGAGCGTGAGCATAGGCCGTCCGTCCTCACGTTTGGTCTGGAGCCCAGTGATGGCGTCGCACTGAAACGTCATCGCCATGGCAAAAAGTTGCTCCACGTCCTCGCGGGTGAAGAACGTGTCGTAGTCGATAGCTAACAGGTACTCGCACGAATCTAGGAACTGCTCCATCACCCGAGTGTTAACTTGGCTCCAGAACGCACCAGTGCCCATCGTGGGGCGAATCCCGAGCGGCATGAGTGCCTGAGCCCACGCGAAGTGGTTGGCCGTGAACGAGAGCCTAGGCATGCTCAGCACGGCCTCGACGCGAATATCGACTTCGGTGCCACCAACTTTGACGAGCATGCGTGTCCCTGAAACGAAAGCGGGCGGCCCCGGTTGGAGCCGCCCGCCTAGCGTTGCATAGGTGTCAAGCCGTCAGGCTCACGCACCCACCAGGCCGATGACCGGGCCGGCGACGGTGTCCGATCCAAGCGTGTGGTGCGAGATCGCCACGCGGGCCACCGCACGGATGACGCTCTGGTCGCTCAGGAAGTTCACCTGATCGCTGCTCGCAATCTCGATGCCCTGGCGAACGCCGAAGATCGACGAGTTCATCAGATCGCCGTAGAGAGCCATCACAACGCCCGTGCTGTCCGAGCCAGCCGGCAGCTGGTCGGTGAGCACCACGGGCTTGCCGAGGAACGTCAGGCCCATGCCCTGCGACAGGCCCACCGAACCGCCCTGAGCCAGATCAAGGTTCTGGAAGCAGGTGGCAAAGAAGAACGGCGACACGTACCACTTGGCACCAGCCTGCGAGTGCTGCGGCAGCTTCGCCATCATCGCCAGCAGGTTGGCCTTGGTCACTTCGTCGGGCGTATCACCGGAGGCGGTGACAAGCGACGCCGCGTAGGTCGCGCCGGAAGCGGCGTAGAGGCCGCCGGTGTAGCCGGACGCGATGCCGGCCACAGCCGGGGCGTTCGACGGGTTGCCGTTCCACGCGGCCGTCTCAATCGCCTGTGACAGCGTCAGCGACAGCTCGGCGGCGAGCCAGTCGGCGATGCTCACGATCGAGTCCCGCAGGAGCTCGTTCGCAACCGTCACCGCACCAGTCACCTTCTTGGCCGTCAGGGCCACCTGGGTGCTCGTGGGATCACTCGCCGTGATGGCGGTGTTCTCAGAGATCCAGTATGCCGTGGCACCGCCCGTCCGCTTGGGGAACAGGACGTAGTCGCTGGCCATGTTGACGTTCATCGCGTTGGCAGCGAACGCCGAATAGTCGTTGACGAGCCGGAGCACGGTGGACTCCAGCACGTCCGGCACAAAGGCCGAGCCGGTCGTGGAGCCGGTCGAGCCCTGGGCACGGCTCTCAACGCCGTGGTCAGCACACCACCGACGAGCGTCGGCGTCGCCGCCCTTGGCCTTCAACCACATGCCCGTCTTGTAGGCGTCCTGCTCGGACTTGAACGCACGCAGCTTGCCGGCGTACGGGATCGCCTCAATCCGCGTCTTCGGCTCGTCGGCACGCACTTCGGGAGCCGGCGTGCAGCGATCAACCACGCTGCGGAGATTCTTGGAAGCGTCGGCCACCGACTTCTCAAAATCGATCTTCTTGGCGAGCTTCGCGGCGTCCGCGTTCAGCGTCTCAAGCTCAAGATCACGCTCGGCGATCTTGTCGGCATCGGTGCTCTCGATGGCACGCACGGCGTCGATCCGGTTGGCGAGGGCAACGGCCTCGTCTTGCAGCTTCTTGAGGTTGTCCACTGTGTGAGTTCTCCGCCGGCGGTATTGCCGATGGAGTTCACAATGCCACTACGGGCGTGGAGCCTTGCAGAAGCGCACTTCCGAAACTGTTGTTTTCACAAACGCCACCGCACGCTGTCCGCACCTCGGGCAACGCAGATACCGCTGCCGCTCGTCACCGCACGGGCGACTGCTGCGGGTCTTCAACCGCTCGCCGCATGTACAGCGTGGTTCAGACATTCTTGAGCCGCAGGAGAGCAGACCAGGCGGCGGCGACGCCCCGCAGAGCCGAACGCGACTGAACCGCCTGGCCTGCCGGCTCGGGAGTTGATTGCGAGGCGAGCCACGCTTCATACGAACGCATGGCTACGGTAACGCTGCTGGCCGGGTAGGCAGGCGTCAGGACTACCGAAACGTCCACGAGGGCACTGACTTCACGAACCTCGCGGATTGACCCCTGCTCGTCGCTCGTCCATCTGTCGCCTTTTCCAGGCTCAAGGCTGAACGCAAAACTGCTGCCCTTCAAATCACGACGGCGGACGAGCTCCATCGTGTCGCGACCAACCTGCGTGTCGGGAGGCGTAACCGTGTACCGCAGCCCCTTGTCATCGCTGGTGAGCTCAAGCGTGCCGCTTGAGGTGCGGCCAAGGATCAGATCGCTGTTGTGGTTGAGCAGGGCAACCACGTCAGTCTTGCCACGCTGCCGGTTCAGAATCTTGTCAAACGCACCGGGAAGAATGATTTCGCGGAACTGCGAGCCGCCTTCACGGAGCGGCAGGCTGAATCTGTTGTAGACGGCGGCATATCCCGTCAGCACCTGCGTTCCATTGGCGCGAGTCTCAATCGTAAGCTCGGCTTCTGGGCACTCGTCAAAGGCAAGGCAGCGTCGCTCAAGTTCCATTCGCAGGCACCTCCTGGGCGGTAGTCGTGTCCTCTGTGTTGTCCTCTGGCGAGCCGTCTACAGGATCAGCTGGCATTGGATCTGCTGCCGGCGTCTCGCCAACCTTGTCAAGCGTGGTCATGTTCTGCTGGATGAAGTGCTTGTCGCCTTCCGGCCCGATTGGGTTGAGGTTCTCCAGCTCTCGCACCTCGTTGATTGTCATGTAGCCATTTGCCAGGGCCGACGCATAGAACGCCGAACGGCTGGCGTGGTCGCCACGCAGCATCCCGCTCACGCTGTGCTCGGCGAAGTACCGCTCGTCATCCACGATGAGATCGCGGCTGATCGCGGCCTCCCACCGTTTGAGATGCGGCAGCAGGCAGTGCTGCACAAACTCTGTCCCCTGCACTTCGATGTTGGAGTAGGTGCTGCGGGTCAAGTCTTGGATCATGTGCGGCGGCACGCGAAACGCCCGGCAGATTTCAATGACTTGGTACTGCCGTGTCTCAAGAAACTGTGCAGCCTCATTGCTGCCGCTGAGCTCGTGAGCCTTCACGCCGTTGGGCAGCACGGCAGTACGAAACGCACGGTCAGCACCACGGTGCATCCGCTCCCACTGCTCGCGCAGCCGCTCGGCAGCCTCGGCCGGGATCGGGTTGTCGCTCTCCAGCACAATGCCAGGCCGGGCACCGTTGCCGAAGTACGTGGATCCGTGGGCCTCCAACGCCTGAGCCAGCCCGATGGCGTTGGCAAAGATTCTGTAGGTCGGCATGGGGTTCACGCCGTCCTCGGTCGTGAATCGCAGGGCAAAAATCTGATCTTGCGAGTACACCGTCTGCCGGCCGTTTGGCTCGCGGTAGATGTACCGCAGCCTGCCGTTTTCCAGACGCTCAGCCTGCATCCTGGAGGAGTGCAGCGGCCAGAGCTCCGACACGGCACCGCGAGCACCTGGCCGGATCTCGGCGTAGCTCGCACCATAGTGCAGATACATGCCGGTCATCCAATCACGGAACTCTTGCGCCGTCTGCCACGGATTCGGCTGCATGTGCAGCAATCGGTATATCGGGTGGCTTGTGGCCTTGGCCTTGCCGCCGTTGGCAAGCCGCTCGTAGACGTGCAGCGGAAGCGACGAGACGGCATCAGAGATCACCCTGATGCAGGCCGTGTAGGCCGAGCACGCCATGGAGTTGTCGGCCGTCACGCGGATGCCGGAAGGCGTTCGGCTGCTCGAAACGTCGGGCCAATCGATGCCGCGAAGCTCAAGCATGCGGTGGTCGGCGAGAACTTCGCTCATAGCGTGATAATGTCCCAGTTCTGTTCCGGCGGCGGTGCGGTTGCCGTGGCGTGCAGCCCGAGCCCCATGACGAGTGAAACGATGCCGTCTATCCGCTCTGTGCTCTTTGCCTTGCTCGGCTTGATGTTGCCCTGGTGATCCACTTGCACCGCGACGTTGGCCGCCATCCACGACAGCACCGGATGGCTCGCGTGCCGGATTCGCTCCGACAGCACAAGATTCTCCAGCTGCTTGCTGGGGCTGCTCATGGACGCAACGCCCTGCCCAAAACCTACGACGTTCAGCCCGTCTGCTTGCAGTTGCGTCGAGAGTTGCGTTGAGTTCCAGCGGTCAATGGCGATCTGGCGTATGTTGTATTTCTTGGCTATCTCGCCAATGTCTCGCCGGATCACGTCATAGTCCGTGACGTTGCCATCAGTAGCCTTGATGTGCCCGTCGCGAATCCAGCCGACATAGTCCACCTTGTCTCGCAGCGTCCGCTCGGCAGCGTTCTGCTCTGGCACCCAGAAGAACGGCACCACGTCGAAGCTGCCATCATCCGCCTGGCTCACCAGCACGAGTGCGGAGAGGTCCGTGGTGGCTGCCAAGTCAAGCCCCGCATACCATTCGCGTCTCTCCAGATCGTCACGCAGCGGGCCGCCGCACTTTGCCCACGAGTCAGGCGACAGCCACCGCACGTCCTGCGTTGTCCATACGTTGAGCCGTCTTTGGGTTGCGCCCCCCAGCCTTTCGGCCGAGGGGCGCAACCCCGGTATCTCAAAAACGAGTTGAGCTTGCTTGGGCTCTGCTCGGCCTCGCGGGCGTCGGCGGCGAATGACTCAACCGTGATCGTCTCACCTAGAGACGGGTTGGCCTTGTGCCACGTCTTCGGGTCTTTCCAATCGTCCTCGGGTGCAGCGGCGTAGATGCATCCGAAGAATGCCGGGTCTACGCTCGGGTCGGCCATGCACCGCTCAGCATAGGCGTGCTGCTCCCAGCAGATGCTTTTGCGGTCAAAGCCTGCCGTGGTGATGGACAGCAGCAGCGGCTGCCGGCGAGCGGCACCGCCGTACCGCAGGGCATCCCACAATCGCCGATCCCGCTGGGCGTGCAGCTCGTCAAACAGCAGGGCATGGATGTTGAGCCCCTCGGCCCGGAACGCATCGGCCGACAGCACCCGATAGAACGAGTTGCTCGCCTTGTGCACGATCGTCTTGCGGCTGTCGATCACCTCGAGGTGGCGTGACAATCCTGGCGAGGCCCGCACCATCGACGCAGCCTCTCGGTAGATGATGCCAGCCTGCTCGCGGTCGCAGGCCGCACCGTACACCTCGGCACCGGGCTCCGAGTCAAACATCGTCATATACAGGGCAATGCCGGCCAGCGTGGTGCTCTTGCCCTGTTTCTTCGGAAGTTCGATGTATCCAACGCGGTGCTGCCGTGTGCCGTCAGGGTTTAGCCGGCCAAACAGCTCACGCAATACGTGATGCTGCCACTCCAGCAGCATGAACGGCTTGCCGGCGTTCTGTCCCTTGCTGTGCCGCAGGACTTTTTGAAAGAAGTCCACGACACGCTGGTACTTGGCGTGGCCTTCGGCCGTAAGTTCAAGCGCCGTGGACGCGGAAGAACTCTTCGACTTCGTCGGCCGGCTTCTCTTCCTTGCCACCAAGCCTCGCCCTCGACGTTGGCGTCAGTCCAAACTCGTTCATTAGCGACGCCTGCAGGCTCACTAATCCGCGATATAGCGGGCCCGCCGGGTTAGGTTTGACGCCGCCTAAGTCCGTCCGCATCACCGGGCCGGTGGCCCGGAGCTCAAGCAGACATGCCTGCGCAGCAGCGTACACCTCGCACAAAGTCGCCAAAGCTTCGCCATCGGCCAGCGTGAGCGTCCCAAGGTTGAGCAGCAGAGGAACGAGCTCGTTCCATTTCTCAACCGCCGCCGGCTCAACCAAAAGCCGGGCCGGCATCGGCGGTGCACCTGGCGTGGCCGGCAGATCGGCGGTGATCTTTCGCTTGCCTGGGTTGCCAAGTAGTCGCTTGACGGCTGCCGGCTGCGGCTTTCGTCCTGGCGGCATCAAAAACCTCGTTTCAATCTGCGGACACGCGCACGCGGC